AGCACCTTTCAAGTTAGCACCTTCCAAGTCAGCATATGTCAAGTTAGCACCTTCCAAGTTAGCACCTTTCAAGTTAGCATCTAACATGTTAGCATGTGACAAGTTAGCACCTTTCAAGTCAGCATATGACAAGTCAGCCTCAAACAAGTTAGCCCATTCCAAGTCAGTCTTAAACAAGTCAGCATATGACAAGTCAGCGCGCTCACCATCCTTATCACCTGCAAGCCAAAGCTTGTGGAGTCTTAAAATCTCTTCTAGTTTGTTTGGGTTCATGTTTAATCCTATTACTTCTTCTTTTCATTGAGCTTCTTAAGCTCATCAATCTTGACTGCTTCTCTCACCTCTTTGGGGACGAGGGTAGCGTAAATTAGTTTTCTAATAAATCCCATTGTGTTTCTCCTATAGATCGTTTCCGATTTTAATACCGACTTCGTTAATTAGTTGGCTAACTTCGTTCCAAGTCTTGCCCATTTTAAGAGCAATAGCGTTGATGTTTACTTTACCAGAAGGTTTAATGAACCTGGGATCATCCAAGACACATTTGATTACAAAGGCTTGATCCTTACTAAGGATCTCCTTAAGCTCTTCAATAAAAATCTCAGTCTCAGGGGTAGTTTGCGACTCGTCCACCCTGTTCAGGACTTCAACGTTTTCCCAAACATTTACAGTACCTTTAGTGATGGGGTACTTCTTGGTGATCTTTGCACCTTTACTGTTCTTTACATTCCAGAGACAGGTCTTAAGGTACTTGTCAAACCCTTTACTTCCCCAGAACTGATCGAAGGTCTGGTTCTCTTTCTTCTCATAACCTCGGATTGCCTCCATAGCTGCAATCCAAATATCTTGGGTGTTGTCTTCATGTCCTGCAATAGCATTATCACCAGAGATCCAATGTCCGATCTTGTGGATGAGTTTGCCGTATTTCTTTTCAATGAGTTCTAATTGCTGTTCGTTCATGAGTCTATTATACCATAGTTTGGGGCCAATGTCAAGCTTTTTCTTGAACTTTCTCAAACCAATCAGGGGCAGATCGACCCCAGTTCCACTCAGCTATTGCTGCCTTGTCTCCCATGTAGTAAGCCCTGTAAGCCTCCACAGCGTCCTCATGCTTGTATTCGTCAGGCATACACTGAGGAGGGGGTTCGAAGCCTTTAGAGGGCACTCCCTGAGGCATATTGCGGAGGATAGGACTTAGCTTAGTCCACGAAGCATGAAACCTATTTCGACGTTTAAAGAACTCTTCAGCAAGCTCCCGAAAAAGTTCATAAAGCCAACTGTAATGTTCTTGGCTGGACCGTGCCCAAAGGGCAGAAGGATGTTGTTTGTGAGTAGACTTGTAAACCTGATCAGCCCAAGGTGAATCAGTTTCTCGGTGTGCTGTGGATAGAAGTTGGGCACTCTCCAGAATCATTTTTTGGTGCTTGTCGCAGTGATACTGAGCGGCGAGTTTTGGGTTGGAATCAAGATAGAAAATGTTCATATTAATATACCTGAGTTGTGTGGGTCAATACTATATATTATACAGAGGAAGAACCTCATTGTCAAGAAAGAACCTTATGAAAGAAAAAAAATGTAATAAATGTGGAGAGTCTAGAATAGATTATCTGGTTAAAAAGAAAGGAGGGCACAGATCTCTTTGTAAGTCTTGTCACGCAAAGTACGAAAAAGAAAGAAAAAAGATTAGAGAGCAAGAAAACCCTGAAATAAAAAGTGAGCGTATTAGAAAAGGCAGAGAGTACTACAAACAAAAAAGAGAGCAAATAGTGGAAGACCTCGATGCTAGGATTTACTATTGGGCAACTCAATGGAGAACTGCTAATAGAGAGGGTAGAGATAGATCCCAAGTAACTCAAAAAAAGCTTGTAGAGCTTACTTACAAAGGTTTAGAAGAGTTTCCTTATATGCTTATTTTAGAAAAAGATAAGATGTACATCACTGCCTCTGTTGATAGAATTGACAGTAAACTAGGATACACTGATGATAATATCCAAGTTATTCCTTATTGGTTAAACTCTGCAAAAATGAATATGGAAGATAGCGAGCTAAGAGAGTATATGTCACACTTCTTAGGGAAAGATGACTATATAATAACATAGGAGATAACAAATGTCAAGAAAAAAAGAAGCAAAAAGAAAAACTAGATGCTGGACAGGCTACAAGCCAAAGAAGGGATCAACACCTTACGCAAAGGGTTCCTGTGTAAAAGAAACATACCAAAGGATCGGTAAGCTCTTAAGCGAGAAGAAGTCTGCTGCTTGGCAGAGAAGTGAGGGAAAAAACCCTGAAGGGGGTTTAAACAAGAAAGGAGTAGCTTCTTACCGTGCTAATAACCCAGGATCTAAGCTAAAAACTGCTGTCACTACTAAGCCTTCTAAGCTAAAGAAAGGTAGTAAATCTGCAAACCGTAGAAAATCATTCTGTGCTAGAATGTCAGGTATGCGTAAGAGACAAAAAGCTAGTAATAATACTGGCAAAGATCGTCTTAGCCTTTCTTTAAAGAAGTGGAATTGTTAAATGGCTGGACTAGCTCTAAACCTGAACTCTGGTGACAGAACTTATGGTTATGCTGTTTCTAGCGTAATCATGAACGGTGCTGCTTCTGGATTCCCTTTCGTAGATTCAGGTGGAAACCGAATTAAATGTAACTATGCTAGAATAGAAGTTCATTACGATTACGGTAGTAATGATATAAGAGATCATTGTATCGCATGGATTGAACCTAGTGGACCTTCTTCGCATACTGCTCATAGCATAACGGTAGATGTAAATATTGCCAACGAAGTTACCACAGACGATATTGCAGCAGGTAATGTTTCAGGTGTTTATGGTCAAGTAACTTTTGCTGATATTGGGAATCCTGGGATAGTAGAATTTAAATGTGATAACACTGAAATTATGGATTGTGTTAACATTCGTTTAGAGGATCATCCTAAGAACTCTAGCCACGATGGGGAAGTAACGATTGAACTGGTGTATGGTAATGTTACCACATTTAATAAACTAAGACAAGATCGTTACGATAGAGGATCGTGAGGAGTAGGGGGAGAGATCGTCTCAGCCTTTCTTTAAAGAAGTGGAACTGCTAGTAGTACCTAAAGACCTAAGGATTTATAGTAAGTAATATCTACCCCAGCACGTTCTAGTAAACTCAGTCCGTGATCTCGGTATAAGTCTTTATAAACTACTCTTACTATTCCCGCTTGAATAATAAGTTTACTACATTCGTAACAAGGAGCAGTTGTTACATAGAGAGTAGCACCTTCGGAACTATTAGTAGATCTAGCTATTTTGCTAATAGCATTTGATTCTGCGTGAAGTACTTCTCGTTTTGTGTAGAGTTCATCGGAGTCTGAAAGAGTCTCACATTGATTAGGAAACCCTTTAGGTGTTCCATTAAATCCTTCAGAAATTATTTGAGTGTCTTTTACGATAAGACAACCAACCTTTTTTCTTTTTGCGTATGACAGTTTAGATAACTCTATAGCCATATTCATGTAAGTTTTATCTAGATTCTGTTGTGTAGCCATCACTCATAACCTTCTGCTTCAAGCGTACCGTTTACATATTCCCACTCGTAACAACCTTCTCGGTCTGCTTTTTCTACTGTGTATTCAAATGTCCCTACAGTAAAGGTTTCCCACTCTAAAGAATAAACAGGCAGTTCATGTTCTGAACCTTCTGCGTATCCTGCAATGTGGATTCCTGTAGAGTCCGCACTAAAAGATACACCACAGTCGGTGTACTTAAATAACTGTTTAGCGATAAATGCTTCTGCATCTTTCTCAGTTAGTTTGGTGCGTGAAACGAGTTTACCATCCTTGTAAGTAACTCCGTCCCCAGCACCTTCTCCTAGCCAAAGCTCGACTAAGTGAAGGCAGGAAATAATTTCAGGACCATCGTAATCAACGTGATGTATTTCTTGTACCATATTAACGCTCCATGCTAAGAGGACTTAGAAGAGTAGGGGCAACAAGCCACATCATTCCACCTGAACTCGTAACCTTAATACTCTTCTTATTGATTTTAGTGACTCGGCCTTGGACTAGACCCTGCTTAGTTTCGAACTGGACCTCTTGCCCAATCGAGAACTCCCTCCTAGCGAGGTGAGATAGCTTGTCTTGTATTGATTGGGCAGTATCCCAAACGAGTCTAAGGTCTTCTGAGGTGTTGGTTTGGTTGAAGAGTTCGTTGCAAAGTTCTTTGATGTTCATAGGATTAGTTTTGGTAAGTGTTAGTTTTTGGAGTAAGGAAGTAGTCAGCAGGACCACACAAGTTGCAACCTTGGCAAATAATACGACCATAATTATAGTCATTTTCGCCAAGGTCAACTCTAACGTTGTTGGGGTTTACGTCCAACACGGTCAGGGTCATAGTGAGGTCGAGGCTCAGGCAGTTAGGGCAGTTGTATTTCATGCCCCCATTATACCAAAAAAGAGAGCCCTTGTCAAGGGGACTCTCTAAAAAATTCAGATTTATTTTTTTTCTAACTTATCGAAAAGCCAATCAAGCTCTTTAAAATAATAATTAAATCTAAGTTGGATCTCCGCTGCAAGGTCACTATCATACTTCTCAACGCACTCCACCAGTTCTTCATTACTAATAATAGACAATGCGTAGTATTCCGTAGTTGTTACACCTTCAGTGGTTCTATTAACAGGTACTTTTTTCTGTTTTACCAAAACTTAAGAATGTAATCTTGTGACGAACTTGCATCAAAAGGATAGTTTACAAAAGAGCTTACTTCAACAATCAAATCATTCTGATACTCTCCTAACATTGGAACCTGCCAATCTAGAACAGTAACATTTGTGATAGCTCCGATGAAATAAGCGATTTGGATTGGATCTCCACCATCATAAACAACATGGAATTTAATAGTAGGAGTGTGGTATTGAGTATAAGGAGGGTTGCTCTCTGTATCTACCACAAAATTAACTGTTACTGTATCCTCTAGAGATACTAGAGGAAATAGGTAATGGTCTTGGTCTACCTGAAAAATAGTTTCAGTTAGGTACATGTGGGTGTTGTTACCACACAAACTGTACTCAGAAAAGACAGGTAAGGTGGTGACAAACTGTGCAGTCTCTGGACTTTGATGGTCAACAAAGGACTCAATAAAATCACAAGTCTCTACAGGAGGAGTAGTTCCATCCCCAGGTCCTGATGATGTATTCTCGGAAGTACATCCTGCAAGGATGAATAATGTTAGTAATAGTTTCTTCATATTATTTTTTGACTTTATGGCGGTTCATTCCTAGTAGCCCATAGCCCACAATGTCCTGATATGGATTTTCATCAAAAGCGTTAGGGTTATTGGCAATACGAAATAGTTTATCGAGGATCCTTGCAATCGTAAGGAGATCATCATATTGTTCTGTCTTAATGCCGTCAGGGAACATCTGCCTTAGGCATTCACCACTACGACCAAAAGAATCTCCGTAAGCACGTTGCTTGTCTGATACTAAACTACCTACGTCATAACCAATCTCTGAAAAGTTAGTCATCCTTCTTCTTAATCTCCTCCACATACAGATCAATGTCAGTTTTACGAGAGTAATTGCGAGCAATCATATGCGCTGGTGCTGACCATTCATCCGAAATAGACGTTGCTGCTCGACTAATAGTTTTCTCAGCTTCTTGTAGTTGTAGCTTCAAGATAGCAATCTCGCGCTCGTACTCGTCAGCAGACTTCTTAGGAGGTAAAAACTTTGGATTAGGTTTATGTGTCATGGCTCTATTATACCTTAGGTTGGGTGGGATTGCTAGGACTTTGTGGGGTTTATTTTTTCTAGTGTTTCTTTGAGTACCTTGGGAACATCGAATAAGCTGTAAGCTCCAGTCATGTCTAGCAAGTCGCCACACTCCTCTAAACACCTTCGATAATTCTCTAGGAAATACCTGTTTTCATCGTCTTGAGTCTCAGGCCTATTTGATTCTATGATTCTAAGTTTCATAATTTTATTTGGTGGGGATTGCTAGGACTTTGTAGGTTTTATTTAAAAAGATTCGACTCGTAGCTTAGTAGGATAACTATATAAGAATACGCATAGGGGCACCGAGATTCGAACTCGGAAGGACGGTTTAGAAGACCGTAATGATATCCGGTTTCATCATGCCCCTGTTATGCGTAGCTTAGTTAAATTATGAAAAAATGTAAAATATGTGAGGCTGAAATGCCCAATCGAGTAAATGTAAAAGGTAAGATGCGAAATATCCAGAACAGGAAGTATTGCTTGGAGTGCTCTCCTTTTGGGAAACACAACACTAAAAAGTTACATAAACCTGAGAGCATTGAAAGGGTTTGCCCTAAGTGTGAATGCACTAAACACTTATCTGAATTCTACAATAAAAGAGGTAAGAAGGGGAGTAGTTCTTACTGTAAGGAGTGTACTAAAACCCAAACAACGGTTAGGCAAAGACAGATAAAAGTATTATGCGTGGAGTACAAAGGAGGTTCCTGTGAGAAATGTGGTTACTCTAAGTGTATTGCCGCTTTAGAGTTTCACCATAAAGATCCTGCTCAAAAGGACCCTTCCTTTGGAAACTTTAAACTTCGACAGTTTAACGACAAATTCAAAGAAGAGTTGGATAAGTGCTTACTTCTCTGTGCGAACTGCCATAGAGAAGAGCATCATTTTAAAAACTAAGCTAATGGTGCGTTTGTTTGGTAGGGGAGAAGGGATTCGAACCCTCAATCCTTGCGGCGAGAAGTTTTAAGCTTCTTGAGTATACCTGTTCCTCCACTCCCCCTTAATTTATTTGGCTCCCCGACGAGGACTCGAACCTCGGACAATTCCTTTAACAGAGGAACGCTCTACCAACTGAGCTATCGGGGATTGTTCTTTATTACTTCTTCGTCAAGCAATAAGCCAGCCAACTATTTTTTCCAGCTTTGTTTCGTGCTACCTTGGTAGTATAAAACGTGGAAGTAGAAAACTTGGGCTCTTTAGATCGAGTATCACAAACTGCTTGTGCATCAGCCTCGCTTCTAAAGAGCCCGAACTTGGTTCGATTGCTCTTACGCTTCATCTTCAACAAGAAGTTCAGGTTTGCTTTCTTCTTCTTCCAGACCCAGAAGTTCTTTGATTTCCCTAACAGCGGTAATCATTTCTACTTTCTGCTCCTCCATTTGCTCAAGCTGATCCTTGATCTGCTTGATAGCCATTTCTACTTGGTCAAGACCTTGTTCGGCCCCTTCTAGCATACGAGCTAGATACTTTTCATTTAGTTCATTCATAATTTTTTCCTTAATATTAGGTGTTGTTGTATAATGGTAGGATGGGTTGGACTTGAACCAACGACTACAGCCTTATAAGGACTGCGCTCTAACCTACTGAGCTACCATCCCTTACTAGGTATTATAGGAGCGTAGTAGGGATTATCCTGAAGAAGATACGTTATATTTTTGCGTATTGATAATCTTCATGCCGTCCTTGCAGATTCTAGGAGTATAGTACGCGCCTTCCTTCTTAGGAATAAGCTTATTCAGGATAGCATCTGCGATCTTATCAGAAACATTATTCTTAATGAACCTTGCAATATTTCTAGCCCCATATTCATTAGAATAACCTTTATCCACAACATAAGAAACTAGAGAGTCTGTCGCTTCGATGGGAAGGTCTTCTAACTGTAGTTGTGCAATCTCCGAAACCTCTTCCTTAGTCAAGTGATCAAAGATTACAATATCATCAATACGGTTTAAGAACTCAGGACTGAAATGATTTTTTACCGAATCATGAATAACATTCTCTGCAAATTGCTTAGAGCTTCTCTGAGTATTCTCAAATCCTACAGATTGTTTATTAAGCGTAGTCATACCTTGGTTAGATGTGAAAATAAAAATAGATTCACTAAAGTCTAGTACAGTTCCTAGGTTATCTGTACAAGTTCCATCATCTAGAAGGGATAGAAGAAAATCGTACAGTTTATGGTGTGCTTTCTCAATCTCATCAAAGAGGAAAACCCATCTGTTAGACTGCTCTGCTTTCTCAGCCAACAAACTCTTCTCAGTATGTCCTACATATCCTGGGGGAGATCCGATTAGTTTAGCATACTCATGTCCACCTGCATACTCGGCGCAGTTAATCTTATAAAAGTTCCCGCTAAACTTCTCTCCAAGCAACTTACCTACTTGTGTCTTACCTACTCCTGTAGGACCGACAAACAAAAAGGAGGAGTGGCCCGACAAACCAGATGCCATAAGTTTAATGGCTTTAATAATAGCTTCCAGAGCTTTCCTTTGCCCGATGATATTATCCTTGAAGAACTCCTCTAATGCAGTAATATCCTCAAGACTGGAAAGGGAAATACAATCAGCTATAGGCTCTTTAGAGTTGAGGTGATCCTTTACTTGGCTGACTAGCTTACGCTCTACACCAGACATAAAAGTGTCGGCATTTAGATCAGTACAAATAAACTCCAAAGCGAACGGAGGATAGAGCGCGATGATTGAGTTATACACAGAACCAACTGCTTCATTCATCTCCTCTACATCTTCCGTGCCAAGCATATCGAAAAAGGCATCTACATCAACCAAAAACCTTTTAACGATAAAATTCTTGTAATCTTCCAATCTGATTGGAGCCTTTTCCTTAAGGATCTTATCCCTAAGGGACTCATATAGTCTTTTTTCCTCTTTTAGGCTGTACCCTTTTACAAAAAGTACAAGGTCAAGTTCGTGGCAAACAATACGGTAGGTCTTACTTTTGGTCATCTTTTAGATGCTTTTCCAACTCATTAAATACGGAATTCTCAGCACCTTTCGACGCTTTGGTTTTGTTTTCTGTGGAGTTATCCTCCATCTTAACAATTAAGTTAAGAATTTTAACTACGTTATTCTTAGAAGCTTGAGCAACCTTAAGTGCATCAACCATTAAGCCTTTAGCAGCAGCGTCTTGTGGATTCTCGTCCACCATCGCTTTAAAGAATCTGTGTGCCTCTAGAGCGAGGTTTCTGTCTTCACCAGACTCATCAATAAGTTTTTTGGCAATCCTCTGGACCCTAGTGGGACCAAGAATCGAATTTTTGGGGATATAATTTGTGGGCATAAGTTGTGTCCTCTTGTGTATCTAGGGTATTTGACATGTTTTTTTGGATATACCATGTAACTAAATC